TACCAAAGGGATTACAGAGTAAATCTTACAGGTGCTTTTCCTGTTGATATAAGAGTCACAAGAGTAACAGCAGATAGTACAGATTCAAGTCTTATTGATGCTTTTACATGGACAAGTTTTGGAGAAATTATCGATGATGCCAATACTTATGCCAATAGTGCTTATGCTTCTCTCAGATTGGACTCTATGCAGTTTCAATCAATACCAACAAGAAAGTATCGTATTAGAGGAATAAAAGTAAGGATTCCCGGTGCTGGTGCTAGTGGATCTGGTACGCCAAGTATTGACAGCACAACTGGTCGAATAATTTATCCCGATGGATATATTTTTAACGGAGTTATGGGTGCTGCTCAATGGTGCTCATGTCCTGCGATGGTCTTATTAGACTTACTTTTGGACACACGTTATGGATTTGGCAATCACATAACAGAAAGTTCTCTTGATTTATTTTCTTTTGTTACTGCCAGTAAGTTTGCAAATACCTTGGTATCAGACGGATTTGGAGGACAGGAAGCTAGATTTAGCTGTAATGTAAATATTCAATCGTCAAGTGAAGCATTTGATCTTATAAATGAACTCGCTGGTGTTATGAGATGTATGCCGATATGGTCTGCTGGTAGTATTCAACTTGCACAGGATAGTCCAAAAGATGCAAGTTATTTATTTAATCTTGCCAATGTAACTGAAGAAGGATTTAGTTATTCGGGAAGTGGATTAAAAACAAGAAATACTGTAATTTCTGTTTCTTATTTCAATATGGATAGTAGAGAAATAGATTATGAGGTTTATGAAGATACCGCTTCGATAGCCAAGCTAGGCGTAATTATTAAGCAGGTAAAAGGATTTGCGTGTACTAGCCGAGGTCAGGCTAGAAGATTAGCAAAAGCTATTTTATTTGCTGAACAAAATGAAAGTGAAGTTGTGGCCTTTGCAACTTCTATAGATTCTGGTGTTGTTGTAAGACCCGGTGCTGTTATTGATATTGCTGATCCTGTCCGTTCCGGTGTTCGTAGAGGAGGAAGAGTTACTGCTGCAACAACGACTCAGATAACTGTAGATGATACTGCTGCAACAGATTTACCAACATCAAACAATCCAACATTGAGTGTGGTTTTACCAGATGGAACAGTAGAAACAAAAACTGTTCAGTCTATATCTGGTGCTGTAATTACAGTTTCTTCTGCTTATTCTGCAACTCCCAATGTAAATACTGTCTGGCTTTTACAGAATGATACAGTTCAAGCTCAGAAGTTCAGAGTGATAACAGTAGAAGAATCTGATGGTATAAATTATGCGATTACTGCTTTGTCTTATGTAAATGCTAAGTATGCGTTTATTGAAGATGGTGCAAGTTTACCAACTAGAACAGTATCTATATTAAACCTTCCAAAAGATCCTCCATCTGCATTACAGGCTGAAGAAAAAATTGTTGTTATCAACAACCAGGCTGTATCTAAATTAATTGTTAGTTGGCAACCCATTGTCGGTGTTACGCAGTATCAGGTTAACTACAGATTTAATAATGGAAACTTTGTTTCTACTACAGTTTCTTCTCCTGATTTTGAAATACTTAATAGTGATGTTGGAACTTATGAATTTCAAGTATTTAGCTATAACGCTGCATTACAAACAAGTGCCACTTCTGCTGATCTTACTTTTGTTGCACAAGGTAAGACTGCATTACCAGCAAACGTCACTGGATTAACCGCAGAGCCTATCAGTGAAAAGTTAGTACGATTACGTTGGAATTTATCTACTGACGTTGATGTGATTCATGGTGGTCGTGTTTATGTAAGACATTCCACTTTGACAGATGGTAGCGGAACTTTTGCTAATAGCACTGATTTGATCGAGGCACTTGCAGGAAATACGACAACTGCGGAAGTCCCTTATCTTGAAGGACAATATATTCTTCGGTTCCGTGATGATGGAAATAGGTTTAGTCCAGCAGATACAAGCGTAATTATAGATTTACCTGATAATCAAGCTCCTTTAATTGCTTTAACAAGAAGGGAAGATCAAGATAATCCTAAATTTCAAGGGACAAAAACTAATGTTTCTTTTGATGCAACTACAAATAGTTTAAATTTAGCTGGTACTGGACAGTTTGATTCAATAACTGATTTTGATTTAGTTGGTTCAGTTGATGATTTTGGAGGTATTTCCTCATCAGGAACTTACGAATTTGGTGGAGCAGCGGCAAGTTCCTTCCTAGATTTAGGTGCTGTATTCAGTGTAGATTTTAAACGACACTTTCTTACTGAAGCATTTTTCCCTTCTGATCTGTTTGATTCCAGAGGTTTAATTGATAGCATTACAGATTTTGATGGCACAGAAGCTCTTGATGTAAACGCTGAAATGCAAGTTGCAGTTACACAGGACAATCCCAGTTCTGGATCTCCAACTTATACTGCGTTTCAAACTTTTGCTAATGGTACTTATAAAGGAAGAGGTTTTAAATTTAAAGTGAATCTTACAAGTAGCGACACAGCACAGGATATAAAAGTTTCTCAGCTAGGCTATACAGCATCTTTACAGAGAAGGACGGAACAAGGTAATCTAACAGCAAGCGGAGCAGGAGCTAAAGCTATTACCTTTACCCACCCGTTTTTTGTCGGCACATCTTCTATTTTGGGAGCAAATACTAATCTACCCTCGATTGGTATTAATGCACAGAATATGGCATCAGGAGATTACTTTGAAGTGTCTAGTGTATCTGGAACGGGTTTTACTGTTCATTTCAAAAATTCATCAAATGCTTCGATTGATAGAAATTTTACTTATCAGGCTGTCGGATTTGGTAAAGGAGGGTAGAATAAATTTAATGTTGGTTTTTTAAATGGCTCAACACGATTATGTTATAGATAATGGAACGGGTGCTGCCGTAAGATCAGACATCAATAGTGTTTTACAGGCTATTGCGTCAAATAATAGTAATTCTGGTGCGTTAACAACAAATTTTGCGTTTCAATGGCACGTTGATACATCTGATGGGCTTTTAAAACTAAGAAATGCAGCAAATAATGGATATGTAACTGTAGGAACAGCAGCTAGTACTAATTTAGGATTGATGCCTCAAGCTGGTGGTACTTTTACAGGAAAAATAACGCATAACTATACATCTAGTCTAACCATACCCTCTGGCACAACTGCTCAGAGGGACGGTAGCCCTGCTGTCGGTATGTTTAGACATAACTCGACTCTTAATCAGTTTGAAGGTTATAACAATGGTGCTTGGGGTGCTATCGGTGGAGGTGCTGGAGCTACGGGAGGAGGTACAGATGAAGTATTTTTTGAATCAGATCAAACTGCAACAACTTCTTACAGTATCACAGCCAATAAACACGCACATACTGTTAGTCCTACAATTAACTCAGGAGTCACAATAACTGTGCCTTCTGGTGCAATCCTTGTTATCTTGTAGTTATGCCAATAGCAATCAACGGATCAGGAACATTAACAGGAATCTCAGTAGGAGGTTTGCCTGATGGTTGTGTCGATACAGATACTTTAGCAACTAGCGTAACAAGAGGTAAAATTCTTCAAGTCGTGCAGTCAATAAAAAAAGTTGCTTCAAGCCATTCCACTTCAGATAGTTTTGTAGATATAGGAATAAGTGCAACCATAACACCTACTGCATCGACAAGTAAATTATTGATTCAAGTAGATGTAACCTGGAGTGCTTCAGATAATATTATTTTTTCTGGAAAATTATATGATGGTTCCACTGAAATTACTGATGCAAATACAACCAGTGCAACTTCTGTTGATGCTTGGTTTGCTGCTTATTCCAAAGCAAGTACAACTACAATATTCCGAGATCAAATAAATAATCTTTCACATTCCTACTTGTATCAAATGAGTGATACCAATGCACATACAATTAAGGTGTATGGAAATGGACAAAGTGAGACTCTTTATATAAATAGAAGGGGTGGTTCTGCTGATAGACAAGGAACTTCAGTAATTACAATAATGGAGGTAGCAGCATGAGTTTAGATCACGAAGCAATAAGAAAATCTTATCCTGATGCCGTAACTATTGATGATGGTGCAGGTGCTTTTGACAAAGATGGAAAATCTATAACTCTTGATCAAAGCAAAATAGATACTGCACGAACCACATTAAATGCTGAAGCTGCTGCTGTTAAATACAAAACCGATAGAACGACAAATGGTTCTACAATCTACGCTTCTTTTGGAGATCAGCTTGATATGTTGTATAAGGATATTGTTGCAGGTAAACTAGATACAACTGGAACGTGGGCAACCCACATCAAAGCGGTTAAAGACGCTAACCCAAAACCTAGTTAATTATGGCAAGTATCAAGTTAAAACATAGCGGTGGAAATGGAGTTATCATAGCTGCTCCGACCAGCAACCCTGCATCAGATAAAACGCTTACATTACCTAGTGATGTTGATGGAACGGTTGTTAGTAAGGATTCATCAAACAGTCTGCAAAATATAACTGGTATAAATGGAGGGCAGTTAGGTAATAGAAATTTGGTGGTCAACGGAGGGTGTCTTATTGCCCAACGCGGAGTATCATCTACAACTACAGCATACTCTACTGTGGATAGAATATTTGTTGCAAAAAATGGTACAGACGAAGACCCTACATATTCTCAAGTTGACGTAACTGCTGGAACTACACCTTATACTTCAGGATTCAGAAAAGCATTTAAAGTTACAAACGGAAATCAGACAAGTGGTGCTGGTACTTCTGATAGAATCGAAATCATGTTACGTCTAGAAGCCCAGGATATTGCAAATAGTGGATGGAATTATGTATCTAGTTCAAGCAATATAACATTATCTTTTTGGATAAAATCAAGTGTTGCTCAAAACTTTTTTGGTCGTTTAGAAACACAAGATGGTACAAAGCAGAGTAATGCCTTTGAAACTGGCTCTTTAAGTGCTGATACATGGACAAAGATCACAAAAACATTTACTGGTAATTCAAATATTACTATCAATAATGATAATGGAGAAGGTCTTAGGATTAGTATTTACGCATTTTTAGGAACAGATTACACCGATAGCATCAGTTTGAACACATGGGCTGCCAGTGCTGGTGCAAGCAGGACACCGGATAACACATCGACATGGTACACAACAAATGATGCAACACTTGAAATCACAGGACTTCAATTGGAAGTAGGCAGCACTGCAACAGATTTTGAACATAGGTCATTCGGTCAGGAACTTGCTTTATGTCAGAGGTATTATTATCAAAGTTGGACAGGATCAGAAGAGGGATATTATTTTACCCAGTACGCAGCAAATTATAGAATGTTACAAGTTTTTCATCCTGTACCAATGAGAGCAACACCAACAGTTTCATTTAATTTAAATGCTGACAGTTCTACTGGTTGGACTTCTAATGAATATCAATATAAAGCATATATTGCAAAAGATTATAATGATAGTAATTCAAGGTACGTTGAAGGTACATTTACAGCATCAGCGGAGCTTTAATCCATGACTTACACTTATAAACTATTTCCGAATTACCCTGCTGAAATGGGCGGTGGAGAAAGTCAGTTTATTTTAAGAAAAGAAGATGGTGCTGAGATACCAAAAGATGAAGCAAATAGCGACTATCAGATTTATTTAGAGTGGGCTAAAACCAACACCGCAGAGGAGGCTGATTAATGTCAACACTTAAAGTCACTAATGTCGCACACGAAACAAGCACCTTAAATACGCTTGTATTTGATAATGGTGGTGGTTCTGGTAACGGAAGAGTTACAACAAAAGGAACTATTGGAGAAATATCTGCTGTCTCCTATGCTTCTACAATTACATTAGATTTCAGAACTGGTAATAATTTTTCTACAACTCTTACTGGTAATGTTACCTTTGCCAACCCTTCAAATATCTCTGCTGGACAAAGTGGTGTTTTATTTATAACTCAAGATGGGACTGGAAGTAGAACCGCAGCATTTGGATCGTATTGGGATTTCAGTGATGGTACAGCACCTACGTTATCAACAGGTGCAAACCAGGTGGATGTTATTGCCTGGATAGCACGAACCAACACGAATATAGCTGCACAGTTTATTGGAAACTTTAGCTGATGAGCAGTTTAGGAAGTCCTAGCACACTCTTTCTTGCAAAGAAGAAAGCATATGAAGTAGAACGTAGTTTAAGGTTTAACGATAATGATTCTGCGGAGTTAGAAAGAACACCAAGTAGTGCCAGTAATAGAAAAACATTTACTTTTTCTTTTTGGGTAAAAAGAGCAAATCTTGGTATTTATTCAACAATATTTGGTATGCAGTATTCTGGTTCAGCAAACCAATTTGTTATTCGTTTTGACAACGATGATAAATTAACAGTATTTGATTTTCGGACTAGCTTAGGCGGAATGCAAATGCGTAAGACAAGCAATGCTGTGTTTAGAGATGTTTCTGCTTGGTATCATATTGTCGTAGCTGTTGACACAACACAATCAACAGGAAGTAATAGAAATAGAGTTTATGTTAATAATAATGAATTAACATCATTTAGTTCAGAAAATACAGCATCACAAAACCACGACACAATAGTAAATACTACAAACACTCATTATATTGGTCAAAAAAATTCTGGTTCTTATTTTGATGGATATTTAGCTGAATTTAATTTTATTGATGGATTTCAATATGACCCATCATATTTTGCAGAGACAAATGCAACAACAGGTCAATGGAATCCTAAGAAGTATGATGGTGGATATGGAACAAATGGATTTTATTTAAATTTTTCTGATAATTCTGCCGCAACTGCGACCACTCTTGGCAAAGACTCCTCTGGTAATGGCAACAACTTTACTCCAACTAATTTTTCTGTAAGTGCTGGTGTTGGCAACGATTCTTTAGAAGATACACCAACTAATAATTTCTGCACAATGAACCGTTTAGATACACACAGAACAAATACTACATTAGCAGAAGGTAATTTAAAATATACTCATAGCTCAAATAATTTTGCACCAGGAAGAGGTACTTTTGCTGTAAAAACAGGTAAATGGTACTTTGAATTTACAAAAGGTTCGGGATTAGTACAGGCTGGCTTTGCAAATACAACCCACAACATAGATTATAATGGTGGTGATGTTGGTTTAAATTCGTCTGGTAGTAATCCATGTGGGATTGCATACGACAGTAGAGGTATTTGGTACGGATACACAGGCACTGCTCCAAGTAGTATTGCAAATGATGACATTATTGGCGTGGCTTTTGACGCTGATAATTTTAAATTCTACTTTCATAAAAATGGAACATATTACGGAAGCGGAGACCCATCAAATGACACAAATGGTATTCAACCAAATGCAAGTAATACAGTAACAAAAACAGATGATATGTTATTTGCACCATATTTCAATGGTGCTAATGGTAACGGTAATATAAATTTCGGACAAAGACCATTTAGTTATTCTATTCCGACAGGATATAAAAAATTAAATTCAGCAAACTTACCTGACCCAACAATATTATTGCCTAATAAACATTTTGATATTTTGCTTTGGACAGGAAATGGTGCAACAAATAGAGCTATTACTGGCCTTGATTTTGCTCCAGATTGGGTTTGGCTTAAAAGTAGAACAGAAACTTATAATCATCAAACACACGACACTCTCAGAGGTGTAGCAGGGGGTGTCTTGTATAACAACACCACGGCTGCGGAAGATTCAACATATTCATTAGCAAGTTTTGATGCTAATGGATTTACTGTTGCAAAAGATGGCAATCAACAAGCACAAAATAATAATGGACAAACTTTTGTTTCATGGAACTGGAACGCTGGTGATACAGATGGCAAAACTTATACAGTAAAAGTTGTCTCTGATTCTGGCAATAAATATAGATTTGACGATTTTGGAACGTCTGCTGTAACTCTTGATCTTGCAGAAGGTGGTACTTATATCTTCGATCAATCTGACAGTTCTAATGCTGGACACCCGTTAAGGTTCTACACAGCAGCAGATAAAACTGGTGGAGAATATACAACAGGAGTTACTACTGCTGGTACACCTGGACAAGCTGGTGCTTATACACAAATTGTTGTAGCCGCTTCTGCTCCTACGCTTTTTTATCAATGCTCTGTACACGCTGGTATGGGAGGTCAGGCCAATACAAACTCAACTCTTGGATCAAGTAATTTTGATGGAACAATACAATCTACTGCGAAAGTAAATGCAACAGCAGGGTTTTCAGTTACTACTTATAGTGGTACTGATACAGGCTCCAGCCAAACGATTGGACATGGTTTAGGAGTTGCACCAAAACTTTGGATTTTTAAGAATAGAAGTAGTACAGCAAATTGGGTTGTTTATACAACAGCGATTGATGGAGGTTCTGATTATCTTATTTTAGATTCTAATAATGCTTCTACTTCTGGGGTTTCACCTTGGGATACTGCACCAACTTCAAGTGTAATCACAGTAGGTACTAACAATGCTGATACTTGTAACGCTGGTGATAACTATGTTCTTTATGCTTTCAGCGAAGTAGCAGGGTATAGCAAGTTTGGATCATATACAGGCAACGGAAATGCTAACGGCAGATTTATCTCATTAGGTTTTAGGCCATCTTGGTTTGTAGTGAAAAGAACTGATGCTTCAAACAACTGGCGAACTTTTGATGCAAAAAGAAGCACTTTTAATGAAGTAGATAAAAGACTCTATCTTGATACAACTAATACTGAAAGTACTGGTTCTGATATTGATTTTCTATCAAATGGAGTAAAAATGAGAATGACAGATAGTGGAATGAACACATCAGGAGGGAAATACATTTATTTAGCATTTGCGGAATCTCCTTTCAAAAATGCAAGAGCAAGGTAATATATAGTTATGGCATTTTTATTAAACGGAAACCCATTAGCAGTTGATGTTCCTTTTACAGTAGGGGATATACATTACCCTGCTAACTGGTTAAGACTATCAACAGCACAGGAGAAGAAAGATCTTGGTATTACTGAGGTTGAAGACCCGAAAACATACGACTCACGTTTTTATTGGAATGATGGAACTGCAAAGACACTAACAGATATAAATGAAGTTGATGAAAATGGCGATCCATTATTAGATGAGAATGGAAATCAGGTTGTCACTTTAGGTGTTAAATCAGTATTAAAGGCACAGGAAAAAGCTACTGCTGGTAGTTTGTTAGCTCCTTATGATTGGTATGTTATTAGAAAATATGAAGCATCAAAAGCTATTCCTACAGCAATTAAAACTTACAGAACTGCTGTCAGGACTGCCTGTTTGACCAGAGAAACAGAGATTGATGCCTGTGCAGATACAGCAGCTTTACTTACTCTTTATGGGTCAACAGAAAAAGATGGTGTTGTAACACCTAACATGACACAATATCCAGACGATCCTAACGCTTAGATTCCTGCATCTGTCTTGTCATTAAGCCCATCGTGACGTAGAGAGGAGATAGACCTATAATTAATAATAATACTGCTATGCTCATTACAGACATAGCTTTGATAACTGCAAATTTTATCATGTTCCAAAAGATAGCAAATTGTTTGAGTATCATTTCATTTTTAATGGTAGCTTCCATGACTGCGACAGGGGTAATAGGTTACAGGTATGTAACTTCGGAAAACTTCAAGTCTCAAGTTATGAATGAAATTCTTGGAAATATACAGGGTGCTATGCCTAAAGTTTTAGATAATGTAATACCTGATGTCACAGGTTCATCTATTCCTTTACCTAAAAAATGAGTGAAATACCTCGTTTTAAAATAAATGAGATTCAAATACACGAAATACCAATATGGACATTCAATAATCCAGTAGTAAATTATATAAATAAACCTGTTGTAGATATTCCTGGTTGCGTAAGAGTGCATAGAAATAATCTAACTAGCCTTATTGACAATCCTAAAGATGAATATGGAACATATACAGAATGTGGTAACTTCAGTATTCCTAGTTTTGAATCTTTGGAGTATAACCCCAACGAATTTAAGTACACGCAAGCCGAAACCGCCAATCAGACAGAAGAGTTTGTACCGCCAACAGTAGAACCACCAAAATACGAACCAAAAAAGAAAGAAGATAAACCACTTTTCGTTGAATGTCCCGGGCCGAATGACCAAAGGGTAGGCCAATATGCTTCAGAGTTTAAACTGGAGCGTGTGTCTGGTCATTTAAGAAGTAAAGATGGTAGTAAGTGCATAACGCTTTATGAAGACGTTAAATTCATCGAGCAATACATACCGAATCCTCCACAGCTTGTTAGCACTGCTGTTATTGCTACTGTTGCTGCCTCTACTCCATTACTTCTTAATGTTATAAAACCATTAGTAAAAAATTTATTTAAGAAGCTGACAAAGAAGAAAAAAGATGTAAAATAATAGAACCCTATTCGCCAAGGCAATGGATAGGGCGTCTAGGTAGGCAAGTCTAACCGTGCTTGTCTACTGCCCAATTTTAAGTTCGTGAGTGTGCGGTATAACTTGATTAGGTTTTGGAGCGATACGGACTCCTTGGCATAATTTTGCATACTGACTTTTTGGATCGAAATATATACCAGCTAACATAAGCTCACCACAATTTTTCAATCTTGCAATTTCGTAATTAAGCATTTTTGCATTTAGTTCTTGTTTTTGTAGCTGTATCTGCGTATTTGCTGCGTCTAAACAGGAATCTTGAAATCTGTTATCCAGTGGAATATTAAATGTAAATGCGAATCCAAAGTTAAGTCCAAGGGAATCTTTATTACCACTGTAGTTTTCCTGATAATAAAGTATGTTTCCCGGATTATCTGGTACGTTATCATTATTGGCATCTGTGTTGTCATACACAGGAGTATGGTAGATGTAATCCTGTGGCCGTCTTTGATTGAATGTTGTAGTTACAAATGGGCTGAATCCCATTTGCGGGCCTGAACAAACTATCCCATTTCCGTATTGATTTTCTACCATCGGGCCACCCAAAACCTGAGTTGCGAAGTTAGATACTGAAGATGAGGATTGTGCCACGGGTGCAGCCGTATTGCTTGTATTGGCAAATACAGGATTACTAATCAGACTTATTGCGAGAATATAGTTGTGGTATCTGTTACGCTTGTGCTTTCTATGGTTCGGGTTATATCGGTTACGGATTCCATTCCAGGTGCTTGATAAACTTCTGTAAATTGAAAAGCATCTCCCTGATT